TGTTGCAGACACAAAAGTCAAGTTGATGCAAAAAATTCATCAATTGTCGTCTGGAACTATTATCTTTGAATCTGGAAACGCAAAAGTCATTGACGATTCAAAAGCACAATTCATAAAAGAAACGTTTGAAGGAAAGAAAATTGCTATCTTTTATAAGTTCACACAAGAATTGAACGCTTTGAAATCAGTATTCAAGGATTCCTTGACAACTGACTTGAATGAATTTAATGAAACCAATAAACATATTGCGTTGCAAATCGTTTCTGGTCGTGAGGGAATCAGTTTAAAAAGCGCAGACGTTTTGATTTATTATAATATCGATTTTAGCGCATTATCATATTGGCAAAGTCGGGACCGACTTACAACAATGGAACGCAAAACAAATGATATTTATTGGATCTTTTCAGACAAAGGAATTGAACGACAAATTTACAAACAAGTAATTGCAAAAAAAGATTATACATTAAACCATTTTATTAAAACAGAATTATGAAAATAGAAATACAACAATATGGTAATACATACACGGTACAAACTGAAAATGAAGATTTGACAACAGACGAAATGTTTGATATTTTTACTGGTTTACTTATTCAATTAGGGTATCAACAAGAAAGTATTAATCAAGCAATAAAAGATTTAGCCGATGACATCTAAACAAAAAGCAAAGCAATTGTTTGACAAATATTGTCATGCAATTAGAACTGAAGAAGACGACGACGGATTTTTCACAAATACAATTCATGCAAAAAGATGCGCAATCATTTCAGCAAACGAAGTAATTGAATCGCATCAATTTATTGAATTTGGAATCAAACCGAACATTTATAAATATTGGCGCGAAGTCAAAAAAGAAATAGAAAAATTATGAAATACGAAATTGTAGAATTTAAAAATTCAAAGTTTGGAATTAGAAGACGAAACTTTTTTCAAAACCTATTAAATTATGGTGGCGACTATTATGACTTTTATTCTTCTATGACTTATTTTCCATTTAAAAAACAAAACGATTCTTATTTTTCAAAATGTGAAACAAATGATATAAATTTGCTTTTTGAAATGCAATCAAAACTTCAAAATAAATTTATTAAACAAGTAATCAAATAAATTATGACACCACAAAACAAAGCAATCGAATTATATAATCAATTCAAATTCGAAACCGCCAACGAAGACGTAAACAAAATGCTCGAAGACGTTGCGTTCTTTTCGTGCAAAATATTCATTAACGAAATGATAAAAAATTGTTCAATCAAAAAGAAAACGTATTGGCAACAAGTGAACAAATTCATTCTGGAACATTACACAAACAAAATTTTAAATGTTAGAATCAAACATACAGAAGAAAATAATTCAGCGGTATAAAGACAACGGCTGGATTGTTGTCAAACTTATTAAAACAAATACAAACGGCATTCCAGATTTGATGTGTCTAAAAAATAACGAAACGATATTTATTGAAGTTAAACGACCAGGCGGAAAATTGTCCGAACTTCAAAAGCATAGAATCAAACAATTAGAAAACGAACAATTTAAAGTTTTAGTGTTATATGAATAGTAGTATTATTAATAATGACGGATCAGTCAATCAAAAGATTTTTGAAATCGAAGGATTGAAACTTGAATTTGTTGCAACCGAAGAAGGTATTTCGTACAAAGCAATCGACGCAATAGATACAATCTTGAATCATAAAACTGGCAAAAAAACAAAATGGCACCGACTTAAATTAAAACAATTTTATGATTCTCGATATATTAGCCAAACGGCATAATGAATGGATAAAACTTGCAAATAAGATTTGCAGAAATTCCGAACGTTCAAAAGACTTGGTCCAGGATATGTATATTCGAATATACAATTCAGGAAAATCAATCGAGGAAATAAATGAATGTTATATTTATTTTATTATGCGAAACCAGTTTTATAACGACATCAAAAAAGAAAAAGAAACTATTCTAATCGATGACTTTTCAAACATCGAAATCGAAGAACAAGAATATAACAAAGAAAAAGACCAGATACTTTCAATTTTAGAAAAAGAACGTCAGAAATTATCTTGGTACGAAAAACAAATAATTGATTTAACAACCGAATTTGGACAACGTGAACTTTCAAGACAAACGGGAATCCACATTCAAACAATTCATAACACAACTAAAAAAATAAAAAACAAATTATGGCAAAGCGTAGAAAAAAAATCGAAGGACTTGGGGATGTAGTCGAACAAGTTACAAAAGCAACTGGAATCAAATCAATCGTTGGTGAATGCGAAGGTTGCAACGAAAGAAAATTTTTATTGAATAGAATATTTCCATTCAAAAGAGTAAACAAAATAATGACGGACGAACACAAAGCACAATTTTCTGTATTTCTTGAAGAAGCGGGAAATCGTGTTCTTGAAAATCGTGTGACAGATATTACAAATCACGTTCCGTTTTTAAATTCTTTGTATGCTGAATATTTCGGAATCACAATTGAAGTGTGCGAATCGTGTTCGAATATTCACAAAGCAATCATTCGTGACTTAAATAAATTATATGCCAACTCGTAATACAAACGAAAGCGAAGACAATTTCATTTCGCGTTGTATGTCAGACGAACAAATGAAATCTGAATTTCCAGACGAAGCACAAAGATTTGCGGTTTGTCAAACCAAACTTGCAACAGAAATTGTTTCATTTGATTACGACGGAACATTGTCAACCGAAAAAGGAAAACAACTTGCAAAAGATTTGATTTCAAAAGATGTCAATGTAATTATCATAACGGCAAGAAATTCAAACGAAGACAATTCAGACATTGAATCAATTTCAAAGTCACTTGGTATCAATAAAATCGTTTACACAAACCAACGTGACAAATGGTCGTTTATAATCAAAGAAAAGGTTTCGATTCATTATGATAACAACCAAGAACAAATCGACAAAATAAACGAAAAGACAAAAGCAAAAGGAATTTTGTTTGAAAATTCGTAATATAATTATATTTATTTTATGCAAGACGAAGAAAACGAAATTCAAACTGGAAAAGGAATCAAAGGATTTCAAAAAGGACACAAAGGTTTCAAGCCGAAAGGCGTAACACACGCAATGACTATTGAAGCACGTGAACTTTTTATCATGACACTTGAAGCGCAAGTTCCAAACATACATCAAGCGTTTGCCGAAGTCCTTGAAAAAGATCCAGCCAGATATTTGGATTTGTTTTCGAAGTATGCGCAATATTTCATTCCGAAGAAAATTGAATCTGAAGTCAATTTCAATATTGAAAAACCAATCTTTAAACAATTAGAACTGGATGTCATTTCAAACAACGACGGCACAATCTAAAATTGCCAGATTAAGAAAACGGATTCGAATTGTGCAAGGCGGAACATCGTCGTCGAAAACGTTTTCAATTATACCTTTGTTAATTTCATACGCAATTGAAAATCCAATGTCAGAAATTTCAATCGTGTCGGAATCAATTCCACATTTGAAACGTGGTGCAATTAAAGATTTTCAAAAGATTATGATTCTTTGCGATTTGTACAAAGACTCGCAAATGAATAAATCCGATTTAAAGTATCGATTCAAGAATGGTTCTTATATTGAATTTTTTAGCGTGGACCAGCCAGACAAATTACGAGGTGCAAGACGTGACATTCTATTCGTAAACGAATGCAACAATATTGACTTTGAATCGTATCAACAACTTTCAGTCAGAACAAAGAAGTTTATTTATTTAGACTACAATCCAACAAATGAATTTTGGGTACATACTGAATTAATGAACGACATCGATACTGACTTCGTTGTGTTGACTTACAAGGACAATGAAGCGCTTGACATGGCAATCGTTAAAGAAATCGAAAAGGCAAAGGAAAAAGCAAAGACGTCATCGTATTGGGAAAACTGGTGGAACGTTTACGGACTTGGACAACTTGGTTCGTTAGAAGGTGTCATATTTAATAATTGGCAAATCATTGACAACATTCCAGTTGAAGCAAACTTACTTGGGTTTGGTCTTGACTTTGGTTTTTCGAATGATCCGTCTTCTTTGATTGCGGTTTACGAATGGAACAATAAAATCATTTGTGACGAACGAATTTATTCAACGGGTTTACTTAATACAGACATAATAAGATTGATGACACAAGACAAGCGTTTGCCTATTTGGGCGGATTCAGCGGAACCAAAATCGATTGAAGAAATCAGACGCGCTGGATTCAATATCAAATCAGTTGAAAAGGGAAAAGATTCAATCGTTTACGGAATTAGTGTATTGCAAGACAAAGAAATTCTTGTCACCAAACCAAGTGTCAATCTTATAAAAGAACTTCGGTCTTATTCTTGGGACAAAGACAAAGCGGGCAAAAAGTTAAACAAACCGATTGACGATTTCAATCATGCGATTGACGCTTTGCGTTATTTCGCAATGATGCATTTTAAGAATAGCAATCGACGTTTTAAAATTACTTAATAAATTGCAACCTCAACGGGTTGCTTTTTTTTTGCGTGACGCAAAGACGATGACACAAAGACGCAATCCCTTATTAACGATTTACTATGAAGAAGTTTTTGTGTGCCTCTCTCAAAAGTTGAAATTTTGCGTCTTTGCGTCTAATTGAGTTTAACTTATTTTAAGCAATTCAATAATACCAACGATTGACAGCGTTAAATAATACAAACTTAATTAGACGATGACGTTTTATTTGCGTCTGTTTTCAACAATTTGCGTCTTTTATAAACAATTTGCGTCATGTTTTTTATACTTTATTTGAGTTTTGTGGAAAAATCAAATCAATAAAGAATAAGAATATAGAAATATAATGCTTATTTAGAATGATTCTAAATAAGGAAATCAATAATAATTAATAGTATAAAGATATAATGCTTATTTAGAATGATTCTAAATAAGAAATAAAAAAACAATATTGGTTTTTATTGTTATATTAATATGAGAATCACTATACCAACACAATTAAGCGAAATCACCTTGAATCAATATTTAAGGTTTTCGAAAACGTTGCAAGACAATCCAGATGACGAAACATTCGTTGCAATTCAAATGGTGTCTATATTTTGCAATTTAAAGATTGAACAAGTCATGCAAATACCAGCATACGACTTTGAAGAAATTATTGAACAATTGTCAAAAGTGTTGCAAGACAAACCGACGCTTGTCAGACAATTCAAATTGAATGGTGTGAAATACGGATTCGTTCCAAACTTCGACGAAGAATCAATCGGAACGTTTTCATATATTGACACGTTAATTGGAAGCGAAGACAACTGGACAAAGTTAATGTCTGCAATGTATCGACCAATAACAAAGTCGTTTGGTAATATGTACGAAATTGAAAAGTTTCAAGGCGACAAGTTTGCTGAAGAATTTGCCAATATAAAGATGGATTGCGTCATTGGTTCGTTGGTTTTTTTTTGGACTTTAAGAATCGAATTGTTGAACAATATTCTCGACTATTCAACAAAGATTCTGACAACGACGGACAATTCGCAAGTGGCGGATCTTTTTCAGAAGTCTGGGGTTGGTACCACACAATTGTCAAACTTGCAAGAGGAAATATATTTGACATTGAACGAGCAGAAGGAACAAACATCCATAATGCGCTTACCTTCGTTTTGTATTTAAAAGAATCGGAAATCGAAGAAGCAAAAAGAGTTAAAACAAATTTTGAAAAATGAAAGAATTTTACGACGTAGTCGCTTATTTAAAAGAATTGCTTGAATCAAATCCATTGGTCCATACAATCACACACGGAACACCAGACTTGATTGATATTGATAAAAAAAATATCTACCCTTTGGCGCACTTAAACGTCATTTCTTCAAACGTTCAACCTGGAGTGGTTGTATTTAGTTTTGAGGTTACAATATTAGATATTAGAAACGTTTCAAAAATACAAGTTCAAG